AAATTGGTAACTAATTTTTCATTACCATCACCTTTTATATCGTACAAGCCTTTTGGAAAATAAGAAAAATACATATTAGAATCCTTGACTTATAGTTCCCTTAGTCATAATTTCTGTTTCAGCAAATTTTAATACCATTTTAGTGTAAATAGGGGCGGCACCAAAAGCATCAGCAGCAAAAGTACTGAATACTCCTTCATCACCATGTTGTAAGTCTAAAGATTTTAATACACACTTACTAATTTTAGGAATATATGTGTTTCTATTTTCCATATACATATAAGTTATTTGAAATTGTGATGGTACAATAAAATCATTACTTGGTCCCATTTCGGGGTGCATATGATATTTAAATTTGTTTATAATTTTTTGTGCGCTTTCTAATTCTTTTTTATTCTTAGGGGCAAATTCAAATGAATAATCAAATTCTCTCATTGGTACACCTTTAAAAACCATTTCTAAATTTGGATTGAATGCCATACCTGTTATCTTTTGTAATGCACCTTTCAAATCACCTGCGCCTGGAACTAAACTTAATGCCATACCAGCAATTTCTGTTCCTAATTTCGTACCAACTTCTTTTAATCTCCCTACTATATCAGCACCAGAAGATATATCAGCACCTAATATATCACCTAACATTCCTGTTTCTGTTCCTTCGTGTGATACATTGTAACTTGTTTTTAATCCTGCAGGTGTGTATAATATTAATGTGTCGCAAACTCTTGTGTGTCTCGAACCAATTCCTATTCTATTAAACATTCCACTTGCTTGATTTGTTTGTCTATTCATGCCAGTCGATTGTTGAGTTACTCTTGCTTGAGCTGCTTGCTGGCTTCTAGTATTTTTATAATTACTAGTTTGATCAGCATAAGTTTCTGCAATAGGATCCTTACCTAAAGATTTAGCTACTGCATTACCACCTTTTTTCATACTATTCCAAACTTCACCATAAGCTGTATCTGTTTCTAATATATCAAATATGATATAATGACCTGTTCCTAAATTTTGTACATTTTCAGGATACCATGCTGTTCCATATTCATAAGGATTGGATTGCATATGAGAAACAGGACTTGTGTCGTTTGCTATCTCTAATGGTGATTTGTTTAGTATCTTTGCGGCAGCATTATTTTGCGCCATGTTGTTTTTGCCTTTATCAAATAAACTACCAGCAATACCGCCTGCTATGCCTACTAAGCCTCCACCTGTAAGATTACCTAAATTCTTTTGTACTATATCTGATATACCCATGGTCTATAAATATCTATATGATTAATAGTAATATTTATATGTGATATGACAAAGAGTTATAAAGGAATATATAAACCTATCAACCCCAAAAAATACATTGGGGATCCAAACAGAATAGTCTATCGTTCTATGCTTGAACGCAGAATGATGGTTTACTTAGACAAAAATGATCAAATTGAATTTTGGGCAAGTGAAGAAGTGCCTATTGTTTATCGTTCACCTATTGATTATCGTATTCATAGATATTATCCTGATTTTATTTTTAAATTAAAAACTGGCAAAAAATATATGGTTGAGATTAAACCTTATAAACAATGTTTCCCACCAAAAGCACCTAAGAAAAAAACCAAGTACTTTATACAAGAACAATTAGAATATATTAAGAATCAAGCTAAATGGACAGCGGCCAAAACCTATTGTGAGGGTAATGATTTAGAGTTTAAAATCTTCACTGAAAAAGATATAGGCGTCTATAATTAGACATAAATATAGTAAATGGTTAGTATTTTAGACAAACTGGTTAATCAACAAGGTGATACGACAAAATCGGCGGCATGGTATAAAAATGCTGTTTCATCTATTGCTGATAGAATTAGTGCTAATAAATTAATGGCACAAGGTAAATTATTACCTAGACCAAGTGTTGGTTCTTTAAATTTGTTTCTTTATGATCCAAAATATAAAAAGACTTTACCTTATTATGATACTTTTCCTTTAGTATTACCATTAGAAGTAATACCAGGAGGTTTCAGTGGATTAAACTTTCACTATTTACCACCTGTACTAAGATTAAGGTTATTAGAAAATATGCAACGTTGGGCCACAAATAATAAATTAGATTCAACTACAAAATTTGATGTTAGTTGGCGTAGAGTTAAATCTATTCCATTAGTTAGACCAACTATCAAAAAATATTTGTATAAACATGTGCGATCAAACTTTTTAAAGATTGATGCTCAAGCAGCTGCTATTGCATGTTATTTACCAGTTCAAAGATTTGTTGGTGCATCTGATACAGGAGTTTATCGTGCATCTAGGAGTATGATTTAGATGGCAATTTTAAGAGGTGGTGTTCGTATTGGTGGTTTTGATATTAGACTAGGTATTCCTAGAGATAGATCATTAGACAACGTTGAAGCTGATCCACGATTTAGACAAAAAGCAGGTGGTAATCCAGAAACTACTATTGGCCGTTTTCAATCTTATGTTAATGAGGCAGAAGGATTTGCTCGCAAGGCCAGATTTTACGTTGAGTTTAATTTACCAAAAGGTGGTGGTGCCGATTTAAAAGGCATAGATGATATTGGTCAACAAGGCATGTCTCCTCAAAGTGCTGAACAACAAGCATCTTTTAAATCTCCTAGTGATATGAAATCAGTACATGATGCTAATGGCCGTAGAGTGAGAGCATTTTGTTCTGCTATTGCTATGCCAGATAGAGATATACAAACAAAAGAAATTAGACACCATGGTCCAGCATACAAAATTGCTTTTGACCATAAGTCAGCAGATATTACAGCAACATTCTATTGTGATAAGTTTTTAAGAGAAAGATCATATTTTGAATTATGGCAATCGGCTATCTATAGTAATCAATCTAATAATTATAATTTTTACGATAATTATGTATCTGATATTAATATTTACCAATTAGGTCAATTCGCTAGTCGTAATGAAAGAGACGATATAACTTATGCAGTTCAATTATATGATGTATTTCCTAAAATTATTGGACCAGTTGAATATAATTACGAAGCTAATGCGGTTCAAACGTTTACGGTTACATTTACATTTAGATATTGGATTAACTACTTCATAGATAAAATGGGAGAAATTGGCGTAGGCAATCCAGCATTTAGAGATGTTACAGTTAAAAGTGGATATGGTGCTTTTGGAGGAATTCTAAATAGATTACCACCAGAATTAAGACGTGCTGGTATGGATGTATTAGAAGGACTGAAAAGACGTATTCCAATTGGGGGTATTACAGGTGGTAGAGTATTCCCTCCATTCGGCAATTTACCACCACTTAATTTATAATATAAAAGGAGTTAATTATGGCGTTACCAAGAGTTGATGTGCCTACGTATGAGTTGACGTTACCATCAGAAGATAAAAAAATCAAATTCAGACCATTTCTTGTTAAAGAAGAAAAGATTTTGTATATTGCACTTGAAACAGGTGATAATAAACAAATGGTTGATGCTTTGAAAGAAGTTATTAAAGCATGTACTTTTGATGTGTTACAAGTAGAACAATTACCAATATTTGACGTTGAATATATTTTTTTAAATATTCGTGCAAAATCTGTATCTGAAATTGCTAAATTTAAAACAATATGTCCTGATGATGGTAAAACTTATGCTGAAACTGAAGTTGATTTAACTAAAGTTCAGGTACACGTTGATGATGATCATACTAATAAAATTGTTATTGATGAAAAAAGAAATTTAGGTTTGGTACTAAAATACCCTACATTAAAGAATTATGATGTGGGTAAAGGTATTGAAACGCTTGAAATTGAAAAAGTATTTAATATTTTAGTTGATTGCATAGATCATATTTTTGAAGGAGAAAAAATATATCCATCAAAAGATAGTACAAAAACTGAATTAAAAGAATTTGTTGAAATGATGCCTCAAGAATCGTTTAGCAAAATCAAAAAGTTCTTTGAAACTATGCCTAGATTGAAACATGAGATTGAAGTAACTAACCCTAAAACTAATGTAACAAGTAAGGTTACGTTAATAGGTATTGCAGATTTTTTCGAATTAGCCTCTCCCATAACACGTTAGAGGCCTACTTCGAAACTAATTTTGCGCTGATGCAACATCATAAATATTCATTAACTGAAATTGAAAATATGTTGCCATGGGAACGTGATATATACGTATCATTGTTAGTTAATTATATTAAAGAAGAAAACGAGAGAAATAGGGAGAAAAACAAGTAATGACAAAATATAAAGAAGATATAAAAGGATTATGGAGACCATTAATGGGTTGGTTATATCTATTCGTTTGTTTATGTGATTTTGTTATATTTCCTATTTTATGGAATTTAGCACAAGCAACTTATTTAAAACATATTGTATTTACTCAATGGCAACCTTTAACATTACAAGGTGCTGGTTTCTTTCATATTTCTATGGGTGCTGTATTAGGTATTACTTCATATGGTCGTACTAAAGAAAAGATTAATACGGAAAATGCTCAACATTCAACAGAAGAAATAAAATAATTAAATGGCCGATTTTATAGACGATTCAGATAAATTAGCTTTAGGTAGTAATTTTGTTAGAAAAATTGACAAAATGCAAGCCAAAGAAGAAGCTATACAAGAAGATGTTGCTGAAGTAAAACAAACATTACCAAAATATAATGTTGAAGTTACTCAAGCAATTAAACAAGTTGCTGAATCTCAAAAACAAAATATCAGTTCACAACAAATAGTTGAATTAGGTAAATCTATACTACAGGCCGTTACAGGTAAAGTAACCAATTTAACACAAGCCACTGTTAAAGAGTTCTTACCTATTGAATCTGAATTAAAACAAGTTGTTCAATTACTACAATCTAATAAAGAAGAAGATAATGAACAGGCATTTAAAACCATAGATACACTACAAAATAAATTAGGTATAGATTTAAAATCGTTTAGTAAAGACTTAGGTGATGGTATTGATAAGTTATTTGAAATGGCAGAAAAGAAAAAGAACGAAAAAGAAGAACGTAAAAGAGTGCATGAAGAAAAGGTTTCTGAATTAGTTAAAGAAAGAGATATATTAAGAGAACGTGGTATCAATACTTATGTTGATGAAAAGAATATGCAATTGGAGATTAGAACATTTGCACAGGAGAAATTAGAAAAACAATCTATATTAAAACAAGAAAAAGAATTACAGTTTAAAGAAAAAGAATTAACAAGAGACATTAAACAATTTAAAAAGAGTGATGGTAAAGATTTGGATAAAAAACAACAATTGGTTAATGAGGAAAAGAAATTAACAGAAGATCAAAAGATATTATCAGAAAGAAAAGAAAAAGCAGGATTGAAACCTGATGAGAAGATACAAGGACCTCTATCACAAACGGTTGGTGCAGCAATAGATCAATTTAAACTATTTGGACAAGAATTGAGTCAAATGGGTAAAGGTATTAAACAATCATTAAGTGGTCTTATGAGTGGTCTTGGAAATCTTGGTAAAGGTCTATTAACAAGTGCAGCTAACTTTGCTAAAATGGCAATTGCAATGGTGCCAGTTATTATAGAATTTTTATTATTAGCTGCCCCAATTATTGCTATCATAATAGGAATTATAGCATTAGTTGCGGCCGTAGCTTGGGCAGCAGATAAGTTATCTAATTTAAACCCAATGAATTGGTTTAAAAAGAAAAAAGAAGGTGAAACAGACATTTCTAATAAAAATGAAGAAGAAAATCAATTACAGACCTCAAAAAAAGGATTAGAAAAAAATGCAGTTGACGATAAATCAAATGAATCTATTGCAAAACAAATAGAATCTAAAGGTCAACCAGCCGGCCCTAATATATTACCATCAATACCAGGTGCTACAGATAATGAACAGTTAATGATGCCTAGACAAAGTATATTACAACGTCAAATGACACCAATTACAGGTGGTGAATTAAATAGAATGAGTGTTGAGAATATTGCTGGTAAAGATAAGTCTAGTAATAATAGTAATGTGGTTGTTGCACCATCTAATCAAGTGGTAAATCAGAATAGTCAAACTATTGTAACTATGGAACCTGGAAATTTTGATCGTTCTTTTATTAATTTAAATGCGCCGTCTATACCAATTTAATATGGTGGCCATTTCTGACCACCATAGAAGTAACTAGTAGAGAGAGATTCTACTCGTCATCTGCCAATTTACTAAAGTAAGACAACGTATCGTCATCATCACTAGCAGTTGGAGTAGTTTTACCATTACTTTTTACTGAACCATTTGTTTTTGCTTTAGAGAGGTCAGCACTTTCAACAGTTGCAGTATTTCTAGTTCCCGTAATTACCCTATTCAGTTTCTCTTTGAGTTCATCATAGGTTTTAAAATTACTAGGGGCCAAGAAAGGCATTAGAGGGTACTGTTTAGACCAAATTGCTTTTATACTTTCATCAGTATCAGCAACTGCTTTAACAGGCTCAAATTCAGACTTATCATAGTTCCAATAGCCATCTACTTTTCTGATTTTTAGTTTAAAGTTTGCACCTTTCCAAAAATCAAATGGATTGATTGGTTGTTCATCTTCAAATGCTGGTTGCATTGCTTCTGTAATCTTATCAAATATCTTTTTACCGAATTTGAATATGAATACTTTACCCTCGTTTGCTGGATGAGCAGGATCACTAACAACTAATATGTTAGAGAAATAAGATAATTTTCTTTTTCTTTTTCTTGCTATTTCTTTATCAGATTCAACACCTGAATTCCATAGTCTAGTATTTTCTTCACTAACAGGATCTTTATGATTAAGAGTTGTTAATGAGTTCTCAATATACCAACCGCCTTTATCTTGGAAGGCATGAGACCAAACTCTTACCCATGGCATTTCTTCTTTTTCGGATGCTGGTAAGAAACGAATAACGGCATAACCACTACCAGTTTTATCTAGTTCAGGTTTCCATATTCTGTCGTCTGCGTATTTGTCTTTTGATTTATTAATATCCTCAGGATTGAGGTTAGCTTCTAATGCTTTGGTAAGTTTATCAAAGTTAGAATGACTAGTTTTTAATGTATTAAAGTCCATTGTATTTTCTCCTTATTATTGTATTTGTGTTAGCTGTATAATCGCTATCATTATTATTTATAACTCTTTTCTCGCCACTTTTTGTGTTGAGCTGCCCATTCTTTAGCTGAAATACCTTTAGGGTATTTCAATCTATCTCGTAGTTTTTCAAGTCTATCTATTAAATAATTTAATATTTTAATATACATGTTACCAATATAACATAATTATGATACTTTGTCAACCTATAAAACGACCTCGTGTTTATTATTATTCCATTGTATAAAGTTTTTAGCTAATTTTTTTAGTTGATTTTTATCTATTTTGTTTGTTTTTGATAAAGGAAAATCATCTAATACCCATATTCTTTCAGGACAATGATGTAATTTTAGTTGCTTTAAAATGTGTTCTTTTATTTCCTTTTCTATATGTATAATATGTTTTTCTTTGTTAGGAGATATAACAAAAGCATATGATTTAATATCTTTAATATTATTTTTTAATTGTATTACAACAACATCTTTAACCAAAGAGTGTTTTTTTATTATATTTTCTATTTTTTTATTCATTATAATGAACCTCAAAATCTGTTGTTATATATTTGTATGAATAACCATTAGGAACCCAAATAGATGAAACGATTTTTTTATTTTTAACATAATCTTCTGATTTTTGGCCTAATTTTTTGAAAATATATTTTCTCATTGGTAATTTAGTAGATGTTAGAAAATTATTAATGTCTTTGAGTTCATGTTGTTGTTCATTATTGTTTATGGCCCATTGTTCAAAATAATTTGTATAAAAGAAACCCAAAACTATATTAAGATATTTTTTTACATTTTTTGGTTTTAAATATCTAATTATTAAATGAAATCTAGGATGTTCCCATAAAGTAGCAAAATTTCTGTACCATAAAAAATCTTCATAACTTACAACAGGTCTTGGTGATTTAATTAAAGAAGGATAATAAAATTCTTGATCTTCTACAGAAATTATGTCTTTATATGATTTTTTTAAATCTTCAACGTCTTTAACAAGTTTAGAAATGCTCATACTGCCAGATGAA